AAGGTGATATGGAAACCGGAGTGTTCAATAAAGATCATGGACAGGTAACTAATAAACTTGCCAAAATGTACATAATGATGTGTGAAAAGTATGCCATGAAATATAACTGGCGCGGGTACACATACCGAGATGAGATGCAAAACTCTGCTATCCTTCAGCTTACATACGTCGGTCTCCGATTCAACGAGGCTAAATCAGCAAACCCGTTTGCGTTCTACACAGCGGTCATCACCAACTCATTCTGTCGCGTACTAAATACTGAGAAGCGTAATCAGAACATCAGAGATGATATTTTGGAGATAGCCGGATTAAATCCTTCGTGGTCCAGACAATCTAACAGCACTACACACTACGAGGAGTGATTTAACCAGAGGCGTTGACGGCCTGTGGGTCGTTAGCGTATAATACAACAATGGCAAACTTATTCAAAAAAGCAGCAGTCCTAACGGATCTGCACCTTGGTCTCAAAAGCAACAGTTTGGTTCACAATGAAGATTGTCTGAACTTCGTAACATGGTTCATCTCCAAAGCGAAAGCGGAGAAGTGTGACACTGTGATCGTCTGTGGAGATTGGCACAACCATCGTGCCAGCATCAATGTTCTCAGTCTACACTACTCTATGCAGTGTTTGGAACTGTTGAACAAAGCATTTTCTCAGGTGTTTTTCATCACAGGCAATCACGATCTTTACTATCGTGAGAAGCGAGACATTCACTCCATCGCCTGGGCGGGTTATCTGCCCAATGTGACAGTGATTAACGACATTTTCTCTGAAGGCGATGTTACTCTTTGTCCTTGGATGGTTGGTGATGACCTTACTACGATCAAAAAGATCAAGACAACTTACACCTTTGGACACTTCGAACTGCCCTACTTTCTGATGAACGCCTCGATTGAGATGCCCGATCACGGGTTGATCAGTCTTGATGACTTTGGTTCTACTGGAACAGTGTTCAGCGGTCACTTTCATAAGCGACAGGCAAAAAAGAACATTTGGTATATCGGCAATGCGTTCCCTCATAACTATGCTGACGCTGGGGATGACGCCCGAGGCATGATGATACTTGATTGGGGCAAGACTCCCGAGTTTCATTCATGGCCAGGACAACCCAAGTACCGTGTTCACAAGTTAAGTGACATCCTGGAGAAAACTAAAGAACTTTTGCTGCCCAATACTCATGTCCGTGTTCATCTTGACATTGATATCAGCTACGAGGAAGCCAATTTCATACGAGAAACGCTCATTCCCGAGTATAATCTACGAGAGATGGCGCTTATTCCTATGCGAGTTGAGGGAACAACTGCTGGTGCTGCAGCCGGCGATATTAAGTTTGAATCAGTAGATCAAATAGTTTTGGATCAGATTAACTCTATCGAATCTAAGACATACGACAAGAAAATTCTACTGGAAATCTACAACACAATATGATTTTATTAAAAGACATTACGATCCGCAACTTCCTGTCTATTGGTGCTGTCACGCAGGCTGTCAACTTTGACCGTACTGATCTGACCCTGATTCTTGGTGAGAATCTTGATCTGGGTGGTGACGGTGCGCGAAATGGCACAGGCAAGACCTCGTTAATTCAGGGTCTTTCCTATGCCTTGTTCGGTGCTCCTATCAACAGTATCAGAAAAGATAATCTGGTCAATCGTACCAACGGCAAGAACATGCTAGTCACTCTGACGTTCAGTGTAGACGGTATAGAATACAAGATTGAACGCGGTCGTAAGCCGAACCTACTGCGGTTCTATGTTGACAGCACTCTGCAAAAACAAAAAGATGACGCTCAAGGAGAGAACAAAGAAACTCAAGCGGCAATTGAGCGAGTTATCAACATGTCAGGTGACATGTTCCAACACATCATCGCACTGAACACATACACCAAGCCGTTTCTGGCTATGGCATCAGGTGATCAACGTGCAATCATCGAACAACTACTTGGTATCACGATACTCAGTGAGAAAGCTGAAGTGGTCAAGAAACTGATGACTGACAACAAAGATGCTATCCGGGCTGAAGAGTTCCGAATAAAAGCGGTCGAAGAGGCTAACAAGCGTATACTTGAACAGATCGAAGGACTCAAACGACGCCAACGTCTATGGACCTCTAAGAAAGATTCTGATCTTGCTGCCTACATGGAGTCGTATGATGCGTTGTCTCGGATCGATATTGTCGCTGAACTACAAGCACATAAAGACTTGGTCATCTACAATCAAAACAAAGCAGTGAACCAAAGCTATATGGCACTCGTTGCCCGTTCTACTGCATGGTCAGAGAAGAAACAACGAGACATTGTGGAGTTACAGAAGTCATACGACAAGAAGAACTCAATCAACATCGAAACAGAGCTTAAAAAGCACCGCGAGGTAGCAGAGTATAACCAGCGTGTAAAAGATAAAGCCGCGCAGGATGCTGAGTTGAGGCGAGTATCAAGTGATGTCATTAAGTATTCGACTGACATAAAGAAGATCAGCGATGATATTGCCCAGTTGAATGAACATAAGTGCTACGCATGTGGGCAGGATCTACACGACGAACAGCATACGGTAGTGTTGGCAGGTAAGAAGAGGTCGCTGTTGGAAGCAGAAGCGGCATTCCGCAAGGCTCATGCCGGTATTAAAGATATTGAGAGTAACCGTATTGTTCTTGGTAAGATGTCGGCCACTCTGTATAAGACAGAAGAAGAGGCGTTCAAGCACTCAGGCGAACTTGAGACTATCAATCACAAGATTGCTGACAAAGAGAAAGAGACTGATCCGTATGCCGAACAAGCTAACGAGCTTCTGAGCAGCGTAACCTCTCTGTCCAAACAACCGGTTACTGTATACGACACAGAAGCAGAGGCAGTGACCCACAGTTCGACAGTGGCTAATCTGCTGACGCAGATAGAAAGTAAAAACGCAGAAGTTGATCCGTACGATGAACAGATAGCCGACATGGAGACCAAGGCTCTACAAGAAACGAACTTTGACACGATCAACTCGTTGACAAAGACGATGGATCACCAGAAATTCCTGTTAGAACTATTGACCAGTAAGGATTCGTTCGTGCGGAAGAGGATCATCGATCAAAATCTGTCGTACCTGAACACCAGACTGACACACTATCTGGACAAGATCGGACTACCGCACCAAGTTGTGTTTAAGAACGATCTGAACGTGGAGATTACTGAGTTGGGGCGTGAACTTGACTTCGATAATCTGTCACGTGGTGAACGCAACAGACTGATTCTTGGCCTGTCGTTTGCTTTCCGTGACGTATGGGAAAATCTATACAAGCCGATCAACACCCTGTTCATTGACGAGTTGATTGACAGCGGCCTTGACACGATGGGCGTTGAAAATGCTATCGCTATTCTCAAGGACATGAGTCGCCGTCGTCAAAAGTCTATCTGGCTTGTGAGCCATCGTGAAGAACTTGCAGGGCGTGTGCCTAGTGTTCTCAAGGTTGTCAAAGAGGGCGGATTCACCTCGTATAATACCTCAACGGAGATGGATTGATGTATAAATATGATGCATGGACAAAGGTCACTGGGAGTTCCCTCACGATTTCGATATTGATGAGTGGTTCGGTTTCATATATCGGATCACTGAACTCTCCACAGGCAAAGAATACATCGGCAAGAAACAGTTTCATAGCTACTGTCGTAAGGCAGTAAAAGGAAAGAAGAGGAAGAAAATGGTCATCACTGAAAACGACTGGAAGAAGTATACAAGTTCTTCCACGCATATCAATGAGGCGATTGCTAAGTTGGGTAAAGCAGCGTTCAAATTTGAGATTGAATCACTTCATTCAACCCGCGGGTCACTAGTTTATGCTGAGGTTCGATACCAGGTAACAGAAGATGTGCTTCGGGCACGGATGCCCGATGGAACCAGAAAGTATTTTAACGGAATGATTTCGGGAGTGAAGTATCTTCCTGCAGTCGAGACATTAGAAGAAGCAAAGATGAAGAAATAAATCGGCCGGGATTCTCCGGCATAAGTAAACACAGACACCAAGTCACCCGGGGGATTAACTCCCGGACCGCAAACAGACACCAAGTCAATATCATCCGGCACACACAATTCGTCTAGTAGAATAGTTCTACTCTCCTTGAGGTTGTACAGGTTGTGCTGTGCCGTCAGATTCTGGAGCATAGCCTGGGTATCGTCAAGCACCTTAAAAAGTGGGAGATGGTTCAGCGAGAAAAGCCCAGGGAATACCGACAGGGCTCTCGCGTGGCAGATTGCGAACCCTGAGCAAGTTCATAGGTACTTTGTCTTGATACTATGAAATGCGCGTTGCTGAGGGGATATGATGACTTTACTCATATTACTCTTACTACAGATCCATAAAAACTTTATAGGGCAACCGGTAGCGGATGATAAGTAGACGCCTAATCATCTGGGATACAGACAACAGAGGTGAGGGGTTGAAAACTTTTTCCTGTGGTAGTGCCTAAAAAAGCACTACCATGGCTCCAAGTTGAAGGACTGTATATTATTCCGTATGAAATAAGAATCACAGTAAGAATAAAAAGAATAGAAAAAGAATAAAAATAAATCCCGAGCGAAGCGAAGGGATTAGATGCGCTTCGCGCATCTCTGGATGACTGACTGAATTGATAAATGAACAGTTACGTCCAAAATAAAAGACTCCGAAGAGCCTTCTAAAAGAACGGGAGCTTGCTTGTCTTTGTAACTTCAAGATTAGAGTTTATAATCTCATTTATCTGTCTGCGTTCGTCTTCGGACATGTTAAGGACATCTTCGTATGAAACCCCTCCCCGCATGTACCAAGACATACTGAGTGCGTTTCGTTTTATATCAGCGCACTCTTTTTCCATACCGTCTATCAGCTTTTGAACGTCTTCGGGTTTGAGGTGCAAAAGCCTTATTCGAAAAAATCGGCTGTATTCAACGTAAATTGCTGTTCGTATTCATGCTCACAGTGAACACACTTAACCTTCAGCGGCTTGACTTCTGACTGTTGTTTCAACATTCCATTATGGTCTCTGATCTGGGTGTAAACATTTTTGTCACAGTTTCGGATGAAGTCCAGAATAAATTCATTTTCTTTGACGAAGGCAGCTGGTGTCTTGATGTACTCAATCGTATGTGACAGCACTTCCATCGTTGTGTTTGTGATAGCTGTTAACGCTTCTTTGGTCTTCTTATTCTTTTCTTCTTGACTTTCCATACCCTCGATGATAACGAACATACGTTGCAGTTCGAATTGTCCAAGACTTGCCTGATTCATTTCCTTGAAAGTCAGCGGTCTGAACTTGAAGATAAGTTCATTGATAGGTAGTTCTTTGTCATAGTCACCTGACTTTAATGTAGTAAGCAATCCTACGAGATTCACCCCATACTTTGCGTCCTCACCACATTTCGGGCATACAGAATTAACTTCAAGTTCATTGCCACCTGTTGCTGACTTCACTGCAATTAGGACAGCGTCCAGATCAACACTGTTGATGCTCCACGGGTCAAGAATATCAGGAACGCAACTCTTAATTATTTCTGATACTGCTGTGCCGTTGAATAGCGCATCCGGTGTCTTCACTGTGATTTCATCAATAGCTGTCATAGGATAAACTGGCAGTTCTCCTGATTCAGGAATGTTTACTACTCCCGGGGCGTATCCTTTTCCGCTGCTGGGCAGTCGGAGGTAGATCGCCGGACGACGAAAATATTGCTTCAGTGGGTTGTTTTCTAATGCCATTTGTTTTCCTTGTTTGATGCGTATAGGTTTCCCGATACTAAATACTAATACTATTTAGTGGGTAAATTATGGACGAAAATATTTCAGCAGAAACGGAACACTTGCGCGAGACTATTGAACAGTTAGTAATAGCCCTAATCGGTTTTCAACAGAATGTCGGTGGTACCGGAAAATCTGCTGCTGTTTTTGGGCGTTCACTGACCAATAATTCTAATGTTGTAGATGCCGGGTCCAGTTCGATGAATCGCTTTAATCAGCAGTTAGCTGCTGGTGTCGCTGCGAGACAGGCTGAAACTGAAGCTATTAAGAAAAAAGCCGAAGTCGATGCGCGGTATGCTGCTGCCGGCGCCGGTGCACTAAACACCATTACCGCTCTGGGATCTGCTGCGCTGTCAGCCGGAACAAATCTTACTTCGCTCAGTAGCACTGTAAATTCAGTTGGATCCACACTAGCAGGCTTTGCTAAATCATTCGGGCCTAAGGGTGCAATCCTCGGGATGATGATAGATGCCCTGACATACAACACCACAAAGACATTAGAATTCGGTGACAATCTTCTGGCTGCTAAAGATGAATTAGCTAACTTCGGTAATATAGGAAAGCACACTTCTGAAGATATATTGAAGATGGGCGAGAACGCCGGATATACATCCGTGACTCTCAAGGGCTGGTCGAAGGCAACCAAGTCACTTGGCACAGATATCATCGGGTTAAGCGCATCAGTAACAGGTGGCGTTGAGGAGTTTGCCAAGTTATCTGAGATGAGTGTGGAACAGCGTAAGAATTTCCAAGCTATGGGCATGTCACAAGAGGACGTTACTCAGGCTCAAGCAGACTACGTTAAGCTACAAGTCATGACCGGTCGATCACTGACCGATCAGCTAAAAACATCCGGAGCTTTAAAAGCCGCATCACTTGAGTATATTGAAAATCTGAATACACTCGCCGGCATAACCGGGATGACAATTGATCAGGCCAAAGAAGTTCAGCGTCAGGCTGCATCGCATGTTGAATTTAACATGAAGATGCAAGATTTAGAACGTGAAAAATTTGAACTTGCCGGAAAGAATGATGCAGAGTCAGTGGAAAGACGAAAGGCCATTGATAAAGAAGTAGCCGGCAGTAACAAGATGATGCTTGATGCCCAGTTAACCGGGGACAAAGCTCATGCAGCTAATATAGCCCATCTTATTGGATCAGGTGGTATCATCGATGAGAGCAATCGTGCATTATTCTACACCTCACGAAATGCTCAAGAGTTATTGAGTCAGGCTAAAAAGGATCAATATAAAGAAGGTGCGGCCTTTACTGATTACATCAAGTCGCAAGACAAGACTATGAAAGAATTTGGCCCTACTGCTCTGACGTTGAGTAAAGAGGCCCGTGTGGTTACCGGCGCCGGCGATCTTGAAGGTATGAAAAACATCGGCAAGTATCGCGGCAAGAGTATGGAGGAAGCGTTCGCTCTGGCCAGCGAAGAGTCCCGCCGGGCAGCAGCCGGCAAAACACCGGCTGCAACAAATGATAACGAAGAAACGCTACGCAAGTCAATCATAGACTTGAAGTTGGAAAACCAACGAATAGCGGATGCTGCTTTTAAAGAAGAATT